TTTTGCTGTGAAGTAATCGCATTGGTACGCTTTCTGATATGCTTTAGTTGCATTAAAACAGCGGACGTAAAACATGCAGAAAAGCCGCTGTTTCTCTGTCAATTCTGCATTTTCGTTCACAGACTCAACATCAGCATTTACAGCCTTGACTTTCTTTGCATTTTCGTTTGCAACGTTGCATTCCTTTTTTTGCAACGTTGCATTCTCCCAGTATCGTTTTTTCCAACTACGAATTGTCCCTTCTGGCACACCTAACTGTGCAGCAATGTCTTTTAGAAGGACCCCTTGCCTGTATAGGTTCAGGGCTACTTCTGCTTTTGCGTTCTTCGCTCTGGGCAAGTGATTCACCTTCTTTCTGTCAGCATACAAAAAGTCCCTGAAGGTAGGAGATTTTAGCACCCTTCAGGGACAACTGACTGTCATTCTTTGATTTTCTTTCACAATAGCATTATATCACGGCTTAATGTATGATTGTGTATGAACTTTATCAAATTCCTGCAAAGCCTGTCCGTGTAACGTTCTCACATACGTGTACGTATAATTCATTTCAACCGCAATGACTTCTAATCTTTTGTATTCAATATAGCGCTTGTATAGCAGCTTAACATAATTGATATCCTTTAAGCTCTGGATCTCATTGATGATTTTATTCTTCAGATCAACAAATTCATCAATCTGTTTATTTAAATCGTTTTCAAGTTCAATATATTTAATCACGATTTCACTAATCGCATCACCTGATACAGATGTCTGAATTTTGTCTTTTGAATAGTCAATACCCTTACCTGCAACTGCCATTTGTCTAAGATCATCAATCTGCTTGTTTCGCTGATCAATCTTTTCATCAAGTAATTCAACCTGCTTCAAATAGTCCTTAGCTTTCATATAAAACTTTTACCCTTCCTTTCTTTTTTCTGGTAACAGGTAACAGGTAACGGTTAAAATTCTATTCTTATTATTTTTATATTTTTTCTTTTTTCACACTTAAAATTGTATAAAAAATCAAAAATTTAAAGAAATTAGTATTTAACCGTTACCAACCGTTACCCCAGCATAAAATATAGCTTTTCAACCGTTACCTTAACCGTTACCAACTGTTACCTTAACCGTAACTTTTTTTTCATTATTCCAGACAAAACATTGTATTTATATGGTGAACAATGTAAATAATACTGGTATGAAAATTGTACTATACAAACGAATGTATGAACGGAATTTAACGATTAGGCAGCTCAGTATTATGACTGGTGTTCCAAAATCCACAATTCAAGAATTGATGAATGAGGAATCAAATCCCAGGATCCGTACACTTGAAAAATTAGCGCATGGTCTGCATTGTCAAATTACAGATTTATTTGAGTGCTAAAAAGTGTCCCAAATATCGGACAAATGCTTTTCACAATAAAAAATTTCCATTATTTGGATGTATAATGTAGTTACAACAAAATACAAAAAAACGGAGGAATACATATGGACTACAAGAAAAGCATTATAGAACTATTGGACGCACTTGATACACGCAAATTAAAGCTTGCATGGTCATTCATCCGTGGATTGCTGAAACATTAACCAGAAGAAAGGGGTAAGGTGATTTTACCCCTTTCTTTTTTTTACTCTTTTTTGACCTGGATGGAATCAATGAATTGTTCCAGGACTGTCCAGCCGTTATCATCCAGTGCTAACAATCCGGAGATCAGGCGCTTCTTAAATGAATCACTTTCTTCACTCATCATGTTCCCAATCAACTCAGCCATTTCTTCATCCCTGGACTGTTTAATAAACATTTCACCTTGTCCAGTTCGCAACCACTCTTCATTAACTTTAAATTCTTTACAGATAGAAAAGATCATCTGATCAGTCAAGGCATTTATACCACATTCCCATTGTCCAACCGTGTTCCTTTTGACTCTAAGTCTGTCAGCAAATTCTTGCTGTGTTAAATCAAGCGTTTTTCTTAATTTCTTTAGTCGTTCATTCACTTTATCACCACCTTTCTTTACGACCGCTTTTATTCTAACTCATTTCTATTAAAAAAGCAATAGAAAAAGTCATTAAAACAACAAAAAGCTATTAAAACAACAAAAAGTGCTTGACAAAAGTCTTTGAATGGCATATGATGGTCTTGCAAAGACAAATACAGTCTTTCGCAGGACAACAAAGAAAGAGGGTGAAAGCATGTTAAGTATTTCAGAATCAAATGGAATTGTCGTTCACCAGTTAAGAAAAGCCCTTGCTACATATGGCTTAAAGCAAGCAGAAGTTGCAAGAAAAGCCGGATTCACAGCACAGGAAATGAATGACATGTTGGCCGGAAGACGATTGATCAGAGTAGCCGACATTGATTCTATTTTAAAAGTAATCGGAAAACCTCAGATTGATGCGAATTATCTATTTGGAATGAACAAAGAAATTCAAGTTCTTTCAGATGATGATGAGCTGATAGCCAGTATTACTAATGAAAATGTAATAGTTACAGATGGCTACAAAGTTGTATGTGTGCCGATTGATGATTAACCTAAGTTGTTATTTCTGGATTTATCAGGGTTAGAGACAGGTGTTAGGATACCGTTAATTTCTCTAACATGATAATTTTCGTAGTTACCTTGTTTGATCTGGTTTACAAATTGATTGCGTGTCATGTTACGTCCGGTGTAATTATCATGAAATCGTTCGTTGCGTCCAGTATTGGATTCATGAGTTACTGAAATTCTTTTCATGTATGCTCCTTACTACGACACACATACAACCAGATGCATTATATGCCTAAGATATTGATTTGTCAATATAAAAATACCATATATAGAGTTAAAGAACCAAAATATATACAATATATAGAGAATAAAGGAGATTAAAAGATGAAAGCAAGTATGATTTGTAATCAGCTTGGAAAGCTGGAACAGTTGAAGCTGATATCAAAAGGGAAGCTTTCCAGATGTTTGGCGGATCCGCTGAATAAGGAAAAGGCAAGTGCATTTGAGGATGCACAGGAAGAATGGTATAAGCAGTTTAAGGTAGTTCAGGGTACAATGAAGCAATTCATTGAAGAGGAAGTAACATTTATGAATGTTACAAATACGGATGATGCTCAGTCCTACCCAGTACCGCAGACCATTACAAATAAGCTGATGAAGGTGCTTAAAGACTATGATGGCACTGTTGAGTATGAAGTAGTAGGACAGAACATTATCAAGATCAAGGATGATTGCTATGAGTGCCAGCTGCATCTTGATAGATACAGTTACTACTTTACAGATGAAA